TCACCCTTCATGTAGGTGTAAGCCTCAACCAATGAGCCATACAAAAGAACAGAATCAAAGTTATCGCCAAGCCAAGATGTACTTGCCGTCACAATGGACTGTGGATAATAGTAGTAGTGCAGTTCCACAGGATAGATTGCATCTGGCGTTGGGCCAAGAATGAAGGACAACTCGTTGGCATCATTAGACTGGGGGCCAAACAACGCATAGTACTTTGGTATTCCTGTATCGTTCGCTTGAGGATACGACTGACGAATAAAGTTAACGTCTTTGTTTAATAAATACTCGTACGTGCCTGTTGCCAACGTGCCGTCCACCACCGCCATGGAATACACAGCCAAAAAGTCCGAAGGACAGGCTAGGTACTTGTTGTTTGTAGTGGTTGCCCCTGTCACGTTCTTGCGAAGTGACGGAAACTGGACGTTGTTGTAAATACGCTGCTCAGCTTGCTGAACGAACACGGGTATCTCAGCGATAAAACTCGCTTCGGTATTTTCCGTATACGCCTGAATAGCGTTGCTGAGTTGCGTGTAATTCATGCCATTGGGCCTCGTGCCATCACACCTTTAGTCGCCGCGCCTGTGCCGCGAATCTTGATGCCTGACGTTTTAGTGCCGGGGTAGGGGTTGCTACGCTCGTTAACCAACGACATGTTGGCTTTAAGCGCTTCCTTGACAGGCATCTCACCAACAATAACTGTTGGCTCTTTCTTGGGTTGTCTGTATATAGCCATGATTAGCCTCCACGACCAACAGAACGCTGGTTCATTACCTTGGCCATGTTGCGGCCATACTTCAGCATGTCGCTATTGGTCTTGCCACCAGCCTTGAGCTTTGTAGGCGTCTTGCCGGGGTGCATGTTTTTCTCGTGCTTGCCGACAGCAGACTTAATCATCTTCTTGTCTTGGGCTAAATCTTTCTTGTCCATATCAGGCTCCTATTTGTATCGTTACTGTACCAACTTCTGCCGCTAAAACCAAGTAGTTTGGTGTTAAAGCGTTATCAAAACCTCTTGCGCCCCCAACAGGGTTCCATCCCCACTGGAACACCCTACTACCCTGAGACGGCAATCCTGCCGCATTTTGCGCAGAACTGTTTGTCAACAATATCTGCAAGCCTGTGTTACCAGACTGGTAGTAGCTCAAGTCAGGACGCGGATCACGCACCCCCTGTGGGTCATCCACTGGATACATGCCCAACTGCAACTGCGGCTGATCGGGATCCCAACAAATATTGCAGACCAAGAGATTGTAGTTCTTAGTCTTGATGATTTCTTTACGTAATTCGTGCAGCTTAAACCGAAACCCACAGCGGTCACATTCCGCAATGGCGTTCTTGCCGGACGAAAACCGATTGCCCATTTACGTGCCGCTTCCAATGAACATTTGACGGGGCACAAACCTTACGGATGCTTTTTCTTGATCCTCGCCTGCGGCGCGATCCCAAGCTTCGTCATACTGTTGCTTCAAAACATCCAAACGCTGAAGTCCTTCGGGGACTTTGAGCGCAATGTAGTAAGCCAGACCTGCGGCCAAGCAGGGCACAAAGCGGAACGGGACATCCATGGTTTTAGTGCCGCCACCAGCGTCTTGAATACGGCGCATGCGCCAGTAGACAAACTGGTACGTAGTTCCCGCATTGGGGGTTGGCCACACAGTGATGCTGTTCTTTTGAACCAAACTAATGGCTGTGCCTACGGTTAATGTAGCGGCAGTCGTGCCGTCCTGTCCACGACAGCAGTTCAGCAAGTATGCGGGTGTAGCGCCGTCTGCTGGGGTTGTCTCGTTGTAGGCAATCAACTCTGTGCCGATGGTGATAAAACCTGCTGTTGGCACATTTGCCAACGATGTAATTGGGATGGTTGTAGCTGTGGCAGAAGTCGTTGCCTGCACAGTTCCCGGCAAAACGCTGGAGTTACCCGTCAAACGCTGTACCCAAACTTGGATAGGACGCGCTTGGATCAATTTATTTGGGATGGTGGCATACGTGGGCATGCTGATCCGCGTAATCGTCAGGTCGGCCTGATTATTGGCTACGTTGGCGTTTGTTCGGATGACATGGTCAAGCAAATCAACCGTGTCGTCTGGAAGCGCGTAGGTGGGTTGTCCCGTAGCCAATATGATGGTGTTTTGCTCAAACGTCCACATGTTCACGCCACGGTTTGCCCAATCAGCAAACAGTAAGTTAAGTGACCGCCTAGCTGTGCGCAGGTCGTAGCCCGTGCGAAGCTCAGAACCCGCCCGCTCAAAAGCTTCCTCGACCATGTCATTGAGATCGAGGTTAAACGAGGTGAGTCCTGAAGTAGTCATCTAAATCCTGCCGTTTTCTTTGCAATCGTCTTTGGTTGCTTTACGAATTGTTGTCCGGCTTTTTTGCCAGCACGTTTCGCACGCGTTGTCGCAGCGTACTCAGCAGGGCTGAGACTTTTAATCGCAGCACTAGGAAGGTATCGCTCACCCGTGTCAGAAGATTTTTTACCACTTTTGGTTCTCCATTTCTGGTCGCCCCAGTCCTTCAATGATTTCTGAGGCGCTTTCAATCTCGGTAACCCCCGCCAGCCGCCTTGTATTTCTTGGCAACAAGCTGAGCTTTACGAGCCGACCACTGACCTGCACCAGTACCCTGCGTTGCTGCGGCTTTTACTTGCGACACAATCCGCTTGCGCAGACTAGGCTTGGTGTAATTACCAGCGGCATTCACCTTCCCGCCCTCTTTGGCTTTTGTCACAGGCTCCATACCGATCGGTTTTCCGGTTTCAGAAAACTTCATGTATTTTGCCTTGACCTTCCCGCCCTCTTTATACTGAGTAAAGTCAGTGTTGTCCCGCCGGGCTTTCTTGACGCCCTTGGGCATTTTAGAAGGGGCGATGTCCCCCATACCGCGGCTGGCCATCATGGTTTAGCAGGCTTTGCCGCCCATGTTCATCTTCTTGGTCATGCCGCCTTTTTTCATTCCCAGAGGGGTGCCGCCCTTCATGGAAATCATAGTGCCTTTGGTCTTGCCTTTAGAAGCAATACCGTCACGGCTAGGAGCCGCTGTACGCACTGAACCCATTTTGGCAGTAGTGATGCCGTTGTTTTTTGTAGCCATGATTGATCCACCTTCTTTAAAAAAAGCCGTTTTCCCGTGATCGGTTTTAGGCTTGTTCACCTTCTGAATATCCGCACGGCTTACGCCGCCGGAGCGAAACTTCTTACCCTTGTCAGCGTCGGTAAAGTCTTTTCCAACGCTTTGCGGTACTCCAACCTTCTTGGCAAACGCGGGGTTATTCGCAATTGCCGCCATAAAGTTGTGCTGTTTTTTACTTGTCGATGGCATCGTCTGCCTTCTTTCTGCGAATAATTTCAGAGAAAGGTTTACCCGTCACCATTTCGGCAATGCGCATCAAAGTCCAGACTGCACCGATCAAACCAAAGATTGGCGTGAACAGGTTTAAGAAAGAACCAATAGCGGCAAACGCAGACAAGATGTCTAACGTGCCTTTTATGTTGTCGTGGTTCTCTGCCATATCAGCATTTCCAAGCCCGAAGGCTCTTGTTGATGCGGGAGTTTGGATCTTTGGCCGTCTTCTCGCTGGTTAGCTTCTTCTTCATGCCTTCCATACGGGCGCAGAAAGAGTCGCGGCGTTTGCCGCCCTCTGGTTGAGGACGCTTCAATCCGGGCTTCCCGGGATTGGCCTTGTTGTATGAGGCCCGTCCCTTGGCGTTCAAGCCGCCCTTCTCGGACTTCCCCTCTTTGCGTTGCCATGCTGGTGACTTAGCCATAATAAATCTGCGCTGAGTCAATGTTAGTCATGAGTGCGTAGATGCCGTTGAGTGCCAATACGCCTTCGCCCGGAATAAACGGTGCGTTACTGAAAGTATCAGTAGCATCAATCTCATACGTCATCAACCACCGACCGCCGCCACTCACGTACGAAGCCGCAGTAGAAGTTATATCTCCACTGTTAATGTCCGTTAACGTAAACGTGTCTGCGCCTGTGCGTGTGATGACGTAATTGCCGTCTGTGGCTGAAACGCTGGTATTGCTATTGAAGTGAATACCAACAATGTTTCCAGTTGACAATCCGTGAGCAGTTTTAGTAACCGTTACCGTTGTGCCTGTACGGGCGTAAGTAACACTGGCAGTTACTGGGGCAGTAACTGTATCAAACAGTACCAGAGTAGCATCTGTGCCAGCGCCAAAAAACGAAACGCCCTTGACACGGTTTCTGCTAAGAACAAAAAAACCGCTTTGGTTTAGGTGCCCTTGTTTTACATCATATTGCATCGTCATTTTGTTGCTCCAATTCCGGTGCGTCTAGCCTGTTTATAAGCATCTTGTACGCTTGGATTGTGGCTTGAGCCTGAGTCAAAAAGGTTTGTGCCTTCTGTGCTTCAGTCTCAAGTTCACGAATCTCAGACTCCAAGAATTCCTTGGTGATCTGCATTAGGAGAACGTTGCGTAAGCAGGAACGTAGTACACAGTGCCAGCAATCATTACTTTGATTACTTTAGATACAGTGGTAACCGTTGACGCAGTAGGAGCAATCGTAGCGGCAGGGGCTGTTGCAATGTTCATCAACAAAGGAATTTCACCTGTGTTTGTACCGCTGTCGGTCACGCGAATGAACGCGGCTGTAGCTGGCAAAGAAACGTTAGCGGTGTAGTTGGTATCCAACTGGATCACAGCCAAAGTACCGCCGGGAGTTGTGTCTGTACCGCCCAGAGTAGCGCGAATCGCGTTGGCAGCGCCAGAAATGGAAGCTGAAGCGCCGTCAATTTCCAAAGAAATGTGAGCACCGTTGATTGTGCCTGCAGTGGCGGCAGATGCGCCAGTCACAACAGAGAAAGCACGGAGTGTCTCGCCAGAACCTGTAGAGGTAAAGGTCAGCTTGTTGTAGCTTAAACGCGTATCGCCAGTGGTGGCAGATGTTGTAGCAAATGCAGCGTTAATGTTTTCTGCTGTAGTTACTGCAAGAGGAGAAGCAGAAGTGCCCGTTTCAAAGCCGTTGTTAGATACGACTGGGCCGGAGAACGTGGTGGTTGCCATGATTTTTCCTTACATACAAGTTAAGTGCATCAGTCTGTATGTCGTCAGCCGGGACTGTCTAATGCACCGGATAGCCCGGATTACTGTGTTTATAGCACGGTATTTTTAAGTGTGCAACATTTATTTTCTTGTCACAATCCCCCGGCATTATGGGGGTATGAAATATAGCATTGTCCACGCCGATATTGATCTACCAGAGATAGTAGACCTATTGACTTTGCTTCAAAAGACGTGCCTTCCCCACGACAAAATTTACCCGCTTACAAAAGGATATTGGTATGTTGTTTTTTCAGAAACCGGTGAAGCAGTTGGCTTTGGTGGTATTGTCCCCTCTACTCGTTGGTCTGACACTATGTACCTATGTCGCGCAGGCGTTGCACCAGCTCATCAAGGACAGGGACTCCAGAAGCGGCTTATCCGACAGCGTATTAAAGTGGCCAAAAGATTAGGTATGAATTGGGTCATTACTGACACCAACGAAAACCCCGCTTCTGCAAATAGTTTGATAGCTATGGGTTTCAAAATGTTTGAGCCATCTAAACCTTGGGGTTTAAAAACGGCGTTGTACTGGAAGTACAAAATTAAACATGCCGTATAAAGATAAAAATGTTAAGCAAACTAAACAAAAGACGTACGCAAGCACGTACTATGCTAACAATAAAGAGCTTGTAATTGCAGCCAGCAAAAAATCCGCCAGAAAATACAAGGACCAATGGCGTAAATTTAAAGACTCTTTAGAGTGTATAAAGTGCGGACAAAAACATCCAGCAACTTTTGATTTTCACCACACTGATCGGACTACCAAAGAGTACTCTGTTAACACTCTAGTAAAAAACAGGGCCTTCAAAAAAGCTATTGAAGAAGTCAAGAAATGCGTGGTGCTTTGCGCCAACTGCCACCGCATCCATCATTACGACGAACGCTTAAACAAAAAAGCCAAAAAGAAAAAAGGGGCCGAAGCCCCTTGACTGTAGCTTTTAAGATACAGGTCAGTCTTTGTTGGCAGCCTCTTTAGCAGCTTCAACTTCAGCGCCATCTAGCTCTTCTTCGGTATCATCTTCGTCTTCAAACTCTTCGTCATCCGGCACGGCAATATATTCAACCGCCCAGCCGTAGTTTTCTTGAAACTCTACAAACTTCTGAAAAATCTCAATCATGTCAAAGTCTTGAGTCTCGATAGATAGTTTGTTGTTGCCAAAGTAGCCAAATTCCATTTCAAATTTCATGATGTGCCCCTAGATTGATGCAACCACAGCGGCTGCAAATTGATCGTAGTTTAACTTTGTGACAACAAAAAGGCCACCCGAAGGTGGCCTTTAGCGGAGCAGTAGCTATTAAGCGCCTGCAGAGCCCCACATGCCGAGGGGATCAGACCAGCCAAAGCTGTAACGCTCACGGGCCTTGTAACGAACGTTACCTGTATCGAAGTCACCGTCCATGCTGTTTTGCAAGGCGATACGCTCGAAGTGCTTCATGCCGTTAGGCACATCAGTAATCAAATACCAGCCGTTTGTGTCGGTCAGGTAGTGGTTAACTGTGTAACCTTCAGGGATTGCACCCATCTGCTTCAACGCGTTGATGTCGTTATCAGCAGTAGCAACACGCAGTTCAGTGTCAAGCAAACGCTTGGCAACGAACATCAGTGATGGGGGAACAATCATCTTACGGGGCTTGGCGGCGATCAACAGACCGCGTTCATCAGTCCACGCAGCGATTTGAATCACAGCGTTTTCCAATGAAGTTTCGTTCAAGTCAACACCAACTGTTGGGCTGTTGTAGTTCACACCGCCGTTAACGAGGGGGTGACCAACGCGAGCGCTAGAGCTGTTGTTACCGAACAAAGTGACGCCGTCACCGCCCAAGTATGCGCCGTTGAAACCGTTGTTGATAACGGATGCAGCTTTAACTTGCTTGGTGTAAGACATGGCACGGGCCAAAGACTTCGTGTAACGAGCAGACAAGCTGTCGTACAAGTTATCTTCCACAGCTTCTTCCGTGATGGAGAAACCGAGGGCGATAGTCTCGTGGTTGTAACGTGCTGTGAAGGCTTCCTGTGCGTTGTCATACGCAATGGCTTGACCCTCGTTCTTGACGGGAGCAGAGCCAAAGCCAGCAAGCTTTGTCTCTTCTTCGAAACTACGCTCAGATTTCTCTGTTTCGTAGATTTCTTTGTGCTCTTCGCCGTAGCGAGCGTATTCCATACCAAACAAAGCGTTCAGACCGGGGAGCAACTCTTTAAGTAGTTGTGCGCGTGAAATTGCCATGGTTAGTTACTCCTTATGCCACGCCGGTGGCGTTGCTGTATGAATGTGCGCCGGGATTGAACTTAACCAAGATGTCAGTGAAGGCGTCGCCAACACTTGAGAATCCGGGGGTGTCCGCAAAACCGACAACACGGAAGGCATAACCAGAAGTAGCGGCAGCAGAATTGCTAACAGCCGTAGTGGAATTGCCAGTGGTTGTAGAGCCAGTAGAAGTGCTCTGAACAGCGCTCAGAATCACGTTCATGCCCAAGGCTGTTTGTGCCAGAGTGCCGTTAGCCTGCACTTGGAAGACAGCGCGGTCATCATCAATTACGTATGCAGTAATAGCAGAGCCTTGCACAGAAGCTGTGTTGGCAGGGTAGTACTGAGAGTAAATGATTTGGCCTTGTGCGTTCGTGAAAGAACAACCGACGAAAACGCCGATGGTACCTGCGGGGAACGGTGTGCTGTTATCGCCATTTGTGGTGACGATGTTAATGTAACCAGACGTATTGATTGCAACGATCGAACCATTGAAAATGTTCGTGTTGTAACCCGCTGGGTCAATCAAGAATGAACGGGTGCTACCAGCGTATGGTAGGCCGCCCAACTCGTTTACGGCGCGAAGACCGTAGGGAGAAGCGGTAGATGCCATTTAAGGACTCCTAAGTTTATTTAGAACCAGAACCAAATCCACCACGCGTTGATGACGACTTTCGTTCGGCAAACAACGGCATGCGCGGATCATTTTGTCGCATGAAGTTATTGTCAACTGACTCCATCTGGTTTTGAGCTTGTTGGTCATAGTACTCATCCCGGGCTTTAGCTTTTTCGGCAGGCATCTTGCAAAGCATGAGGCCACCAATTTCCACGTTCCCAGTTTTTTCGTTGCCCACCAGCATCAATTCCGGATGGTCATCTGCTTTCACCGGTACCCAACCTTCACGCATTTTGCGCGACACGTTAGTTACTTCCGCTTGTCCCAGAATGTGAGTCGCTACCCAGCGATACACGTAGCCCGGTTCAGGCGTTGGATCAGGCAAGTTTGTCGGCGGTACGTATACTGCACGAACAGATTTTTCGCGTGACTTCAGGTCACGATTTGAGCGGTCAATTGTTTCAGCCATTTCAGTTCTCCAGTTTCGCTACTTGTGCAGCATATTGCTGCGGGGTTAAACCAAATTTTTTCGCTAACGCTACTTGCGTTTGAGTTAGCTTAATTTTTCCTGCACTCGTAGAACGAGATACAGAGGCCACCACTGTCGTAGGTCGCTTTTGAGCCTCACCAGACCTTGGCTTGTCATTTGTCTGCCCGAATAAATCAGGAAACGATGACTTCATGCGAGCGTCAATTTGCTCGAAGTATTCAGCAGAGCGGGGATCCACTCCGTTTGTGACTAGTTTCTGATGCAGCCCTAGTGCGTAGCTGGTGTATTCTTCAAACCCTTGTTGTCCGAACCACTGGTTTTTTGCCTGCCAGCGCAGAGTTTTTTCGTCGGGTTCAACCTTTGCAGGTTGGGTTTGTTGTGTTTGTACATCAAAATTTTCTTCCTGTAAAGGGGTAGGACGATAATTTTTTACTTGTTCTGCACGAATTTTTGCGTCCGTCACCTCCTCTAAGGCGGCAACAATTGCATCATTGTCGTAGGCTTCTTGTGCTACTTTAAGTTTGTTGCGGGCTTTGTCCAAATCGCTCTCGGCCTTTGACTTAGCACCTTCAATGATGGCTTCTTGTCCTGTGTAGACGTTTTGTTTCAGGCGTTTGTTCTCCTGAATCAACTGCTGTGCTAGACGCTCTAGCTCTTGTTTCTCACGCATCGTGGCTTCTTTGACACGGCGCTCGTCGTGACGGGCATGGGTCAGTTCCTTGATACGGGATTTGACTTTGTCAGAGTAAGACTCGATTTCGTCTTCTGTGGGA